TAGAGGAAGAGTTTGATAATTTAATAGTGAACGCCGGGAAGGCGGAAGTAGCGAAGCTCATAGGCTCTGGTCTTGGAGGGACGGCTTTCGGCTATATCGCCATCGGAACGGGAACTACATCAGAGGCAGCTACCGATACTGCCCTTGAAGCAGAGGTAAAGAGAAAGGCGGCAACTGTTACCAGTGTTACGACAAACGTAACTGACGACACGGCTCAGTTCGAGGCGTCTTTCAGCTCTGCAGACGGGCTTAGCGGCAGTTCAGCTATCACGGAGTATGGGCTGTTTAATGCGGATACGGGCGGGACTATGCTTAGCAGGACAGTTCAAGCGGCTAAAAATCTCGACTGGGACGCAGGGGATACGCTAAGCGTTACGTGGCAGATTATAGTCCAGTGAGGCTTTTATTTTTAATTTAATTTTTAGGAGGGATAAAAATGGCAACTCTAAAAGAGCTATATAATAAGCTCGATGCTCTTAAAGAAGAGGGCAAAATCATAGAGTGGAAAACTGTAAGGGACAGCGGAGGAGTAGTAATAATTAATATCGGCTATCCAGCGGGAGATGATATCGTAAATTATGAAAACGTAGCGGTGAGAGTTTATAATAGAGGCACGAAAAGTGAATATACTTATTGGGAGAGAAAAAAGCCAGCTATTGTTAAGGAAGAAGCTATTTCTCAATTTGAGGAGTACGTTAAGAATAATAAAGCACAAATACTGCAGGACTTAAAAGAGAGTTATAAAGTAATTAAGCTTATAAGTTTTAGCATAAATAAAGAGAGAGAGTATATAACAGTTAGGGCTTTTGTTGATAACGGAGATAATACTATTTCGGAGGAAGAGTTTATAATAATATTCGATAAGAGCGGGAACTACAGGATTTATAAGAAAGTATAGCGGTGATTTTTAATGGGATGGCTGAGTGGTTGGGCATATAGGCGAGAAATTACGATAACTGAGCAGTCGGGGAGCACGCTCACGGATTATCAGGTTAGGATAGAGCTTAACTCCTCGAACTTTGATTTTTCAAAAGCGAATAGTGATGGGAGCGATATACGTTTTACAGAAGATGATGGGACTACTTTACTCCCTTATTGGATTGAAAAGTGGGATAACACTAACGAAGAGGCTGTGATTTGGGTTAAAGTCCCTTCAATTCCAGCGAACGGAGAGACGACGATTTACCTCTACTACGGCAATAGTGGAGCGGAGAGCGAGAGCGACGGGGATGCAGTATTTGAGCTTTTTGATGACTTCGAGGGAACAGAATTAGATACGAGTAAGTGGGATTATGTGGGTAGTGTCTCAGTTTCGAACGGAGAACTTGACTTGTTAGGTCTTACATCAGTAGAAAATACAGAAGTAATATCTAAAACAACAATTGACGAACCATGTATTATCGAATTTAAAGTTAGAGATGGGACTCAAACAAGTGCTAACTATTATGTTGGTCTTGGGTTCCCACAAGGCCCATGGGATACATCAAACTGGTTTGTAGTAATGCGTGCACGCTATGCAACTGGAGATTATCCATCAGTTAGATTTAGAGGCTCAAGCTCTGGAGAAACAGAAATAGTAAGAAAGTATTGGGATAATACTAAAGTAAGAGTAATAATTAAAGATAATAAAGCTGATTATTGGGATAGTGATGGAGATTCATACTCAGGGAGGGATTTTTCTGCAGATAGTATAACATTCCCAACAACATTTGCACTATTTAATCATCATGCTGGCACACAAGCACATGCGTATTTTGACTATATCTTTGTCCGCAAGTATGCCGAGCAGGAGCCAACCGCCAGCGTAGGGAGCGAGGAAGTAGCCATATTTACTATAAGCGGGACGGTAAAACTGCCGGATGGAACACCGGTAGAGGGAGCAAAAGTAATATCGATTAGGGAAGATACTTATGAAATCGTAGATACAACGACTTCGGAAAGCGACGGGAGTTACTCTGTGAATGGTTTCCTCTATTCAGGAAACACAGTAATCGTAATCCCCTCATCATCAGACCAGAACGGCGATATTAAGTGTCATATTCAACCAGCATGAGGTGTTTAAATGGCTTATACTCCTCCTTCACCAAATAACGTCGAGCTGATTATCGAAACAGGTTATACTCATCCGAATAGCTCGAATGTTGAGCTAATACTTTACACAGGTGAGGAGGGAGTAGAATATACTATCTCTCTTTCAGATACAATACAGCTAAGCCATATCAATAAGAAAGATTTAAGCTTATATCCGCAAGAAGCCCTAACTCTAATTGACAGTTTATATTATTACTCTATCTTAACTAAACTTTTAAGCGATGATATACTATTATACGAAACGATAGATAAGCAGGCTGATTTGTATAATACTATACTCAGCTCGATTAATATAAGCGAGAGTAAAAAAGATAAAATCAGCCTCTCCCTCGATGATGCTATTACTTTAAACGAGCTTTTATACTACGCATCAGCCTTTTACGAGCTGTTACAAGATAATATAAGCCTGCAGGAGAATTTCAACGCTGGCTTTTTATTTGAGCAGGCGATTAGCGATATAATCTCGATAAGCGAGCAGTTAAACTTGCTTATCGGCGTGAACCCGAAAGATAGCCTCTTTACCCTCGAAAAAGCGATTTATGATATTAATACTAAGCTGAAAGAAGAAGTTAGCTTAAGTGAAAGTGCCGAGATTAAGAGAGTATTAATCACACTATTAAGCGAGGTAATAGCTCTTAATGAGATAGCCAGTTACTTATACTCCGCTCTCATGGAGAAAAAGGAAGCCTTAAACTTATCAGAAAAACTAATAAACCGCTTAAAATTAACGTTGTCCTCCACACTTGCTTTAAGCGAAGACTTAATTAAAAGCTTAAGTATTATCTGCAGGGACGATATTACTATTTCCGAGCTGAGTAAATTAAGCTTAGTCGCCTCGTTAATTACGGATATATTATTAAGCGAGAACGTTAAGAGAGATACGAAAGTAAAGATTTTATCCCTGCTAAAGATAGACGAAAAAGTCGTTTCCTATCTCGGTCTTATCCCTCACGAGGAGAGGACGCTTTACTCGCTAATCGTCCTTTCGAAACTGCTTAATTCAGATATTGCTACGCTTAAGGAATTATATTCTTTAATTAAGAAAGAGGAGGAATTATAATGAAGCTAAATTTAAAAGGATTATTTAAGCGGAAGCAAGCCCTAAATCCGCCCGTTGAGCTAAGAAAATCACAGACATCAGATATAAAGCAGACAATCTTATCTACCGCTATAAGCAGGCTGAGCCCTGAGCTTATGGTTTTGTGTGAGAATGCTTACCTAAGCGAGCCGCTAACGAGGAAAGGCATACTTAAACGCTCACACGATACTTTTGAAAGATGGCTGAGGATAGAGAGCGAGGACGAAAGAGTAAAAGAGATTTTTACTGAGCTCGAAAAAAGGACGGACTTAAAAAATAAGCTTATCGATTTGCTTAAGAACGCTATGATATACGGCGTCGGCTACCTCGAAATAGTCTATGAGAATGATACTAACCCTGCAAGTGAGGAGCCACCTCAAACAGGGATTATTAGCCTCGAATTAATCGACCCGAAGACGATTTTCCCCGTTTATCAAGCCGACCCTGCTAAGGAAGACTACGGCGAGATATTATACTATCAGCAGGAAATTAAAGCTATGCCTAATAGAGTGATTAAGCTCCACCCGAGCCGTATTATCGAATTTAAATATGATACGTTAGCCGATGGAAGAAGACCTGTCGGCGTTATAGAGCCAATGCTATACGTAGTTGAAGCAAAGATAACGCTGGATAAATCAGCCGGGAGAATTCCAAAAAAGGTGATAAGCCAAATCATAACGGCAACGCTGAAAGGAGATGGCGTTACTCAGCAGTTGCTGGATGAGTGGGCTAAAGCTTTCGCTAAGATGGAAGATGTAGGGCGGTTCGTAACCCCTGAAATGGTAGAAGTTGATGTAAAAGAGGGAGGGAAGGCTCTTGATATAAAGCCCTATTCCGAGCATCTTATCTACCAGATAGCGGGCGGAGTTGGTGTCCCTTATACTGTGCTTTTAGGAGCTGGAGCAGGGACGCTAAGCACGAGCGAGACTAACTTAAGAGATTATTACTCTGATTTAAGAGACTTACAAGTAAGATTTACACCTATTATAAAGAGGCTCCTCGACTGGGAGTTAGCCGTCGAAGGAGTAAAAGCCGATTACGAAATCGTCTGGAATGAGATTTACGCCGACGAAAAGAGCGAAGCTGATATTTTAGCCACAAAAGCAAGAGCAATAGATTTACTTATTAACGATGGAATAATCGGCGTGAATGAAGCAAGAGAGCTCTTAGGCTTAGAGCCTTTACCTGAGTTCGAGGAAGAAGCCGCCTCTTTTGGCACACCAATAAGGCGAGGTAGATATAAGCATGGTTAGAGAGGAAGAACTCGACTATATCTTGCGGCAGATGGAGTTAGCGATAGATAATGCGTTCGATAAGGCATACGAAGGTAGTAAAAAGTATATTGAGCAAGCGTATAAAAAAGGCAACGAGCTGGGGAATAAAGACTTAAAATCAGCCGGTATAAGCTTCGATATTCCACCAGATATTCACGCACTTGACTTTTTAGACGGCTACCAGCTCGACCTTATAAAGGGTGTAAGTGAGGACTTAAAGAAAGAGATAAAGCGGGTAGTTAGGGACGGTCTTATGAATGGTAAAGATATAAGAAACATAACTAAAGATTTAAAGCAGGTTTTTAATACTCGGAAGTGGCGGCTTAATACGATAGCGAGAACAGAAGTTATAAGAGCGAGTAATTTCGGTAGATACGAAGCGTGGAAGAAAAGCGGTGTAGTAGTAGGAAAAGAATGGGTTACTGCTTTCGATGATAGAACTTGCCCTGAATGTGCATTAATGGATGGAGACCAAGCCCCGCTGGAAAAGCCTTTCCGTAATGGGGTATTAATGCCCCCTGCTCATCCTAATTGCCGTTGCACAGCTATCCCAATTATAGACCGAAGTTTAGCCGGGCTTAAGAAAGGAAAATACGATGACGAAAAGAAATATATTAAGCCGAAGCGGAGGGAGCTTAGAGTAAAGTCAATCGAAGCCGCCTATGCCAAGCATTTGCTTTCTACGTTTAAAGAAGCATTTAAAGAGATTATCGCCATCTGGGAGCGATACGGGAGGCATTTATCATGACAGGTACGGGCATCTTTTTAATCAACTTCGATAAAATCATGAAAAAAGTACAGGTAGAAGAAGACCTAAATAAAGCGGTGGAAAGAATAGCCCTCCTTATCGAGGGCGAAGCCAAGAGAATTTGCCCGGTGAGGACGGGACGTCTAAGGGCGTCAATTCATACAGGAAAGATAAGAGAGGGTGTTTGTTACGTAGGCACGAATGTTCATTATGCCCCTTATGTCGAGTTTGGCACTCGAAAGATGGCGGCAAAGCCTTATCTCCGCCCTGCAGCTAAAAGAGTAGTTAATTTAGTAAAAATAAAAGGAATAAGTGCATTTATCGGGTGATTAGATGGCAGCAGTAATTGATGATAAAGACCTTGAGCAAATGCTAAATTCAATTATCTCTTTACTTAATGGAGTGCTTAAAGTAGATACTCTCTCCTCCGAAGATACAGTTACCGATGAAATAGATACTTCTACCGAATCGAGCCCATATACTCTTTTAACTCCAACTTCGGGTAAAGCAGTATCGACGAGAGGAGTAACGATAAATACTGATAGCTCAGGAGGGGAAATAACGGTTAAGTTCGCAAATAGCGGAGAGCTAATTTATAAAATCTATATTGGTAAGTTTAGAGGACAGGTCGGGGTTGGACTAAATAAAAGAGGAGCAGTAAACGAGCCGGTTGTCGTTAAATGGACAGGCGTCGATAATGGAGCTAAGATTTTTATCGCTCTTACGTATAAAGAGGAGTAAAGGTGGTAATATGGTAGTGGAAGAAATAGTGGCACAATACGGTATTGCTGGAGGGGCTTTAGTTTTAATGTATTTAATGTATAAAGCGAACCTTGAAGCTATGGGGAAGCTCAGTGATGCTCTCGACCGACTAAACGAATCCTTTCGGGACTTAAAAGAGGAAATTAGAGTTATGAAAGAAGAGATAGTAAGGAGGGATAAGTAACAATGAGGCAAAAACTTATCTTCGCACAAAGAGTAGAAAAGGGCGAACTACAAAGAGAAGGCAACATTGTCCGATTACCGCTTTCGACTATACTTACTGAAGGCGAGCATAACGGAATTTTATTCTTAAGAGAGGAAATCGAAAAAGCAAAGTTCCCCGAAGCTTTCCCGCTAACTCTTAATCACAGCAGAGACGTAATCGACGAAGTTGGCTGGTGGGAGAGCCCACGAGTAGAAGACGGCAGATTAAGAGCAGTCCCAGTTATTAATCTTGAAACGGCAAAAGGAGAGGCGGCTTTAGGCTACGTAAAAAATAGACTCCAAGCAGGCTTAGTTCCCGAAGTTTCAGTGGAAGTATGGGTAACAATAGACCAAGACGATAACGGGAGAAAGATAGCAAGAGAGCTCGAAATAGATAAGGCAAGTTTGGTTGATAGAGGAGCCTGCGGCCCGGATAAGGGTTGCGGGATTGGTTTGAAAAAAGAAGAAAAGGAGGAGGTCGATTTGGGTGTAGTTCCTAAACATCCATGGCGTTATAGTAAAGATGCAGGAGCGAGCTGGAGTAAGCCAGATTTAGGTGATTTCACAGATAAGAGCTGGGGAGAGCTAAGCGATAAGGAAAAGCGTTCGATAGCAGGACATTATGCATGGGCTCCGCAGAACCCACCTGAGCGGTTTACTGATTTAAAACTACCACACCACAGACCAAAAGACCACGCCGTTGTCTGGAATGGAGTAAGAGCGGCAATGGCTGCTTTACTCGGAGCAAGAGGGGGCGTTGATATTCCTGCTGGCGATAAGAGAGCAGTTTATAATCATCTCGCCGCCCACTATAAAGAGTTTGATAAAGTTCCACCAAAAGTATCTTTCTCCGAGGAAGGGGAAATAATCGAGGTGTTATGGATGGAGGAAGAAGATAAGAAAGAGTTTGAGCAGAAAGAGGAGATGCAGAATGAAGCAAAAGAGATGCAAGAAGAGCAGAAAGAGAATGCCTTTTGCAATGAGGAAGTCGAGGCACTAATTAAAGCAAAAGACGACGAAATAGCTAAGCTTAAAGCTAAGCTCGAAGAGATTACTGTAAACTATCGTAAACTTAAAGAGCTTTACGCTAAATTAGAAGAGCAAATAAAAGAATACGAGGAAAGGGAAAGAAAAGCCCTTATTGACGAGATAAGAAAGTATAACCCGGATTTTACCGGCGAAGGAAAGAGCATCGTCGAGCTGAAGGAACTTTTAGAATTTATAAGAGGGATTAGAGTTTTGTCCGGGCGTAAGTCTTTAGTTATTTCGCCCGAGGAAGAGAAAAAACCCGAATTGATATATGAGGAAGTTTTGAGAAAAAAGGTTAAGGAGTTAATGAGGAGGGATTGAGAAATGGTAGATGTGGCTAAGCTTCAGAAAGAGTTTGAAGAGCTGGCAAATACAACTACAAGCGATATAAGTGCTATTATAAAGAGCGAGGTTTTCGCTAAGCTGATAGTCGAGGAAGCAACGAAGGGCAGGCTTTTAGCAGGCGTTATTGCGGCATCACAAGAAGATTTGAGTAAGGGAGATGGCGACACTGTTAAAGTTAGGGTCTTTCCAAAGATAGCAGTTGCTCAGACTGCAGAGGGAGCGGCTAACGAAGCAGGAGCATATAAGCCCTTTGCTTCTACCGTAGCAATTCATAGATATAGCGTTACTGTCCCAGTTACGGCAGAAAGCCTTTATGAGGCAAGCGTGGACTTGCAGGCACAAATAGTAAGTGCTATCGCTAAGGGCTGGGCTGATAAGATGGACGAAGTTATAGTAAGCAAGCTTGATTTGGGAGCTGCTTCTGGCTCAAGCTATACTCCAGCCGTTAAGGTTACACTTGCGGCAGCGGGAGACCTCGACGACGTTTACGATAAGATAAAAGACGCAAGGGATGAGCTTAGAAAGAAGGGCTGGAAGCCTGATATTCTGGTCTGCGGTTACGACGTGGCTCAGCAGCTTATAGCCGAGTATGAAAGTAACTTGAACAGGAAGGTTATACAGGTAGATGACGATGGCAACCTTAAGAGCGTTTACGGTCTTAAAGTAATAGTTACTCCATTCGCCCCAGCAGTTAGCGATACAGCAAGCGAGGTCGTGGCTGTTGTACTCGATAGCTCAGTTGCGGTCGTTGAAGCAAGAGGTATGCCTGCTAAGTTCGAGGAGAAGAGAGAACCAGAATACGACCTTTATAAGGAAGTCTTTAACGCCTATTGGGGTGTTGATGTCGTAAAAGCAGACCTCGACGGAGACTCTACAAGCGAAGCAATAGGTATTGCCCAAGTATGTAACCCAGCTGCATGATAACTTGGCTTTAGTTTTTTCTTTTACTTTAAATTAATTTTTAAGGAGGGACAGTAATGCTCTATGGAGATATATTAAGTATCAGAGCACTGGTAGGGCTTACGAGTGAAGATATAGGCGACGAGGATATTAATCAAGTAATGCAGTTAGCTAACCGTATCGTTTTAAATACCATCCAAGTGCGGATTATAAGAGAGCAACCTCGACAGATAGGGAGCGATAGATTAGTTTACCAGACAGTATATTACCCAATTGCAGATATAGACGGGGACGGACAGGTAACGGCTAATGATATAAAAGTAGAAGCTTTAAACCCGGTTGAAAGCTTCGATATGTGGCGGGAGCTTACTATTAGCCAGATTAATGCTAATTATGGCTTAATTAAGTTAGCTGAGGCTCCTACGGGAGGGGAGCGAGTATTTATAACTTATGCTTATATCCCTGAATGGGTAAAAAAAGAAGATATAGATGATTTAGTAAACTTATTAACCGCTCATATCCTCACGCTGAGACTGCAGAACCCGGACACGATAGCGATAACGGATATGGGAGCTAATGAGCTGATAGTAAAGAAGCAAGAATCTAAGTTCTTAGAAGTATATAAACTTAAGTTACAAACTTTAATGAGCATTAAAGCAATGCGGAGTGTAGAGCTATGACTGATTACAGAGCGGAGTTAAAAGAATTACTTCAAGATATCATTTATACGAATAAGTATAATTCTCAAAAGAATATTAATATATATTACGAAGAAGACGTTATGGAAGGGAAGGCCCGCTTTAAAACTCCCGCTCTTATCATTAGAGGTTTAAGACAGATAATCGACCCGGTGGATATCGGCTGGAACTTATATGCGGAGCTCTACGAAATAGATGTTAGCTTATATCTAAAGCAAAGGAGCGATAATTACTCAGCTGAGGAAGTAAGAGAGGAAATAACTAATCAGATAATAGAAAAAGTAAAGCAGAATAAAGAAGGGCTTACGAGTAATGATATTTATCTAAAGCTCGCTGAAATCAGAGATAGAAACTATTTAGAAGAAGTAGGAATTTTAAGGCGTGATTTTAGTTTTAAAATTTATAAGGAGGGTTGAAAATGGCAAATCAATGGATTAAGATAGGAAATATAAGCGGAGGAGACGCATATATCGGCTTAGTGGCAAAAGAAGACGACTTAACTATCGAGAAAGATTTAAAAGAAGAGTATTACATTCACTCCGTCCACCCGATAGAACTCAAAGACGCAAAGATAGCTCCGTCTGGGAGCATAACGATTCCGCTTAAGCCAGAGGACGGCCTCGACGAACTGCTCTATGCCTTTTTTGGTGAAGTATCTTCAAGCGACAACGGAGATGGGACTTATACTCATACGTTTACAGTGAAAGAGAAAGACATCCCCGAATTCGAGATAATCAAGAACATCGGCAGTATTCAGGAGAAATATTCTGGCTGTAAGGTTAAGAGCATAGAAATCTCCGCTAACGCAAGTGGAGAGTTCGAGGTAAGCGTTGAAGTTATAGCAAAAGAAGGAGAAAAGATATCAGGCGAAAGCGAAGGTAGTTATACCTTATCTAAGACTATGAAGGTTACTTCTTCCTCAATCAAGTGGGGAGGGAGCGAGTATGGAATCGGAGCGATTACGCTTACACTTGAAAGAGACTTGGCAGAGGACGGCTTTTACTTAAATAGCGATGCTGGACCACTTCAAAGGCATTGGAAGTAACTTTTCAAAACGCCGATGGGCATAGCATAGTCGTGTATATCCCGGCTGGAGTAATCACTTCAAGGGCGAAATCAACCGATGTAGGAAAGCAGTTGCTCGTCGAGGAGGTAGAGATAATCGGGCTGGACGATGGAGCGAACGGCTCGGCTTATGTAGAACTTACGAATACAATCGCTTCGTATCCGAGGACTTGACCTTTATTATTTCTTTTTATAATAATATAAACGAGGTGGGTAAAATGGAAGTGGAGATTAACGGAAAGAAGTATATAGCTAAGGAGCCGACTGGGTATCAACTATTAAAGTTTACGGAGAAATATATGGACGATAGCGGAGAAGTAAAAGCTGGAATCTCTAAGGCGGATATGATTGTTGAACTTATTAATCTAATTTTCGGCGTCCCTGAAGAGGAAGTAAAGAGGCTGAAATGGAGCGAGCTTCAAATCTTGAACGAGAAGGCAAACGCTTATCTACAGAGTTTATTCGAGGATAAGCGGGAAAAAAAGTAAAATTAATAGCACGACAGCTTTTACGAAATAAGCCTTACTTTTTTGTCGGCTCTAACTCAGACGCTTTTACTATTTCTCTAAAGTTACAAGCGGTTATAATCGCTAAATACTTCGGTATTTCTCCGGTTGAAGTTCTAAACTGGTCTTATTCTGAAATGCAAGAATTCTTAGCTTTAATCGATGTAATCAGTGAAACGGAGAGTAATAATAAAGAGAGAGATAAGACGGTTTATGATTTAAAAGAGATAGAAGGCGAGAGAGATGGCAAATGAAATATTAAAAGTAGTTATTGCGGCTCAAGACCAAGCCTCAGCATCTATAAAGAAGATAACTAAAAATCTATCAAATCTTAAGACGGTAGCAATAGCGGCAGGCTCAGCGTTAAGTGCATTAGCAATTAAGCAGACGATAGACGCTTTTGCCAGCTTTGATGACGCTTTACAGAAAAGTATCGCTATTATGGGTAATGTAGATACAGCAATGCGAGAAAAATTAGCAAAGACGGCAAGAGAAGTAGCAAAAGAATTAGGCATAAGTCATGAAGAGGCGGCACGTTCATATTATTACCTCGCTTCAGCTGGTCTTTCAGCGGCTGAATCATTAAAAGCTATGCCTGCAGTTGCTAAATTAGCAAAAGCGGGAGCATTAGATATGGCTGAGGCAACCGATATAGCAACAGATATAATGACTGCTTTTGGTAAATCAGTCGAGGATTTAACACATATTAATGATACTCTTATCGCTACAGTTACGAAGAGCAACACGAACTTACAGCAGTTAGGCGAAGCTATGAAATATCTCGCTCCTTCCGCTCATGCCGCTGGCTGGTCAATAGAGGAAATGAGTGCTGCTGTAGGATTGCTTTCTAACGCAGGTATAAAGGCAAGCCAAGCTGGAACTTACTTAAGACAGGTTATCGCTCAGTTACTCGACCCAACCAGCTCAGCAAAGGAAGCACTTGCGAGGCTTGGACTTACGGTAGAGGATATAAACCCAAAAACTAACTCACTTGCAGATATTTTACAGAAGCTAAAAGAAAGAGGGGCCTCAGCATCCGATATTATGCAGATTTTCGGCGTTAGAGCAGGAACAGCAGTTTTAGCATTAATGGATCAAGGAGTCCCTGCTTTAAGGCAGTTTACGGAGGAAATAAAGAATGCAGGAGGTATTACCGACCAAGTAGCAAATACACAGATGAAAAGCTTTAGAGAGCAGATAAATAAGTTAAAAGCTCAACTCCAAGATATTATGATTACAATAGGTGAACAACTCGCTCCGATATTATTAGATTTCGCAAATAAGTTACAAGAATTCCTTACAGATGAAAAAACACAGGAACAAATAAAAACTTTTACAGAAGGATTAAAAGAAGGACTTACTCATATTATAGAAGCACTAAGGTTAATGCTTGAAATTTTATCTAAACTTCCACCGGAAGCAACTAAAGTAATAGGGTCTTTAGCCGCTTTTGGAGTAGTAATTGGGCCCCTCGTTATGGTAGTTAAAGTTATATCGAGTTTATGGGGGTTAATATCAGGATTAACAGGAATATTAAATGGACTAATCCCTGTCTTAAGTGCAGTAGCAGGAGCGATAAGCCTCCCCGTCGCCGCTATTGGAGCTTTAATCGCCGCTATTACTTTATTAGTCTTTAACGTCGGAGGAGCACGGGATAAGCTAAAGTCTGCAATTATGACAGTAAAAGACGCACTCGTTTGGGCGTTTAATATAATGAAAGAGAAAATAACTAACTTTGCCTCAGAGGTATTTAATTACGCATTAAATATAGGGCGGTCAATCGTAAGCGGAATAAGACAGGGCCTCTCTAATATTTGGAACGTAATTAAAAATTCTTTACTCGACCCAATTAGAAACGCAATCAACGAGGTAAAGGACAAATTAAGAATAGGGAGCCCGTCTAAGGTCTTTATCGAGATTGGACGGAGCATAAGCGAAGGTTATGAAATTGGTCTTAAGACGGCAAGAAAGATTAAGCCCGTTCTCCCTGCTCCACAGATAATAACCCGTCCCATCCCTATGCCTGCAGGAGGGATACCATCAACCGGGCATCAGGTAATAGTTAGGCTCGAAGGCGTGGCGATAAGAGAAGATAGAGATATAGACAGGCTCGCTGACGAAATAGAAAAGCGGCTGGGGAGGAAGCTTAAATGGTAGATTACACTACCTCCATCACCGAAAACATTACTTTATCCGAAGCCCTCCCTTTTAATCTTTCCTCTATCCTGAGCGACAGCTTAACTCTACAGGAGAGCATACTAAACCTGCAAGAAATCTTAAGTAAGCGATATAAGCCACCTATCTTCCGGTTTTACTTAGACGGTGAAGAAAAGGGGATTAAGAGTATAAGGATACGAAAAGACTTAAACGGAGTAACAGAGGCTACGCTAACGGCGTATGTTTATGCGGCAACAGAGGAGGATATATTAAAGCCCGTTGTTGTTACATCAACAAATCCCTACGATGATACGACTATAACGCTCTTCCGGGGTGTATTAGTTAAAATTGAAGAAAATAAGCCCGATAAGGAGATTAAATTAGAATGCAGGGGCTTAGATTACTACCTCGAAAATGACCTATTTATACAGTATGACTCTGAAACGGAGGAAGTGAACGGCGTTTTTGAATATACACAGGTGAGAGCAGATAATATAGCGAGGGATATATTAAAAGATACTTCCTTTACTCTTATCGAGTGTCCTACCACTAAAATAAGCTTAAAGTTCGATTATGAAGACCGGCTAAGGGCTTTACAGCTGATAGCGGAGATTTTAAATAAAGTTCTCTGGATAGATAATGACTACGGCGTTCACATCGGAGATAATTCTGGAAGGTTTAAGCTAAGCGAAATAACTTCAAAGAGGCTGGCTCAGAGTGGGGAAGATACGTATAACAGGATAATCGTGATAGGCGGGAACGACGGAGAGGGGAAAGTCCCTATCGCCATCGCCGAAGACGGACAGCTAATCGCACAGCAGGGCGTAAAAGCGAAAAAGATTACGGTAACACAGATAAGAGATAAGGAAACGGCATTGCTGCTCGCTAAGGCTTATTTAGACGTATATAAGCAAATAAACTACGAGCTATCCGTAAAAATCCCACCTAAGTGGAAAAACTATTTAATCGACATCGGGAACGTTATAACTGTGGAAGAGACCGATTATATAGTTTCCTCCCTCGAACTTAGCGATAAAGAAATAACTTTAGAAGCCACGCCGATAAGGTGCTTTATTAACTTAAAAAATTATTTAGAGAGACAGCTTAAACAGATAGAGACGGCGTCGAGCTCAAGTACATTCTACAATGAAAGCCCGCAAACCTTAACGGCTTATGAGATTTTAGACCTTGAAACGGATTATTACGGGGGGAGCACGCCGAAGACGATAACCGTGGGAGAAAATACTTATACTATCTTAAGTATTATGCACTTCTTTATCCCAGATAATTATACTCCTAAAGAAGCCGAGTTAAAAATCCGTTGGTTTGGAGATGAAAGCCCAATTTCATTTAAAGTAATAGTAAATAGCAGTATTTACGACCCTGTAAGTGAGGGGACAGCAGATGATGGGGATACGCTTTATACAGTCTCGATAGAAGGCTCTTCATTAACAGCTGGCTGGAATGATATTTATTTCGTTCAGTGAGGTGGGAAAATGGTTAAGCGGCTAATTGCGGAATTAATAATAAGAGGGATATTAAGGGAAATCCCGGAAGAGGATGTAGTTAAGGAAACAGAAACTTCCGCAGATTATACTATAACTTTAAATGGAGTAATATATTCTTCCGGAGCATTAACTTATGCCTCATCCTCTCAGGTAAATGATAAAACTCTTCAATTTGAGCACGGGATTTGGAATAATGCTGCAGGTACAGAAAATAAAGAAGCAAAGAAAATCTTATTTAGCCCAGACCTACCAGAGACTTTTGAGATGACCGGGACGCTAAGTGTTTCGTGTGATGATAGTAAAGTAGAAGGAATAGGAATGGCTGCTCCTTATCTCTTTACCGGATTCTCTGATAATGGAGATATAAGCTCTACGACAAATAAAGTAGGAATAATCGTTGATGTAACAACTGATTGGATAAAAGTATTTTGTACTGCTTTTGGGATAAATAGCTCAGCAATTGAATTATCACAACCCGTATCTCAATCTTTCACATGGAAAATCCAAAAGACAGCAAGCGGATGGTATGTGGAAATATCAAATGGGGTTACTACCGTATCAGCGGAAGGGTCGGGGACTATCGACCCGGAGCAGTTTATAGCTCACTATGGAGAAATGCTTACATCCTTCCCTCTAAATGAGAGAGCAACGACTACGTGGATATTAGACTCAGTAACGGAGTTATAGTAAAAATGATGCTTAAAAAGTATAATCCAGCAAAGAACTTAAAAAAGCGGCTCCCATTCTGGATAGCCGGGCTTTTAGTTTTTATTTTCCTTTTTAAGCACGAGTTTATTTTCGCTCTTGTTTGGGCAATTATCTTTATTTTAATCGACGAAAGAATAAAAGAGGGCTATTGGGTAAAGAAGAGCGATTTTAAAAAGCCGCTCACGCATGAGTTTCTTATTATAATCACGATTATTATAAATATAATTATAGTTTTTATGAAAAAAATAAGAAGAGCTCAAAAAATAGAAAATAATTTATAAATCACTTCTTATTTTACTAATCTCTTTTTTTGGCTCGTATTCTATACATCTGCCTTTTTCATTAACTTCAATATAATCTAAATCACACCAACCACCTTTATTAAACTTACAATCTTTCCTCAAACATCTAATTGCCACGCCCATCACACCCTCGCTAAAAATTTCTCTAAAAGCACTTTGAATATCCCTCTAACCTCATCCTCATCTGAAAATCCTTGTATTGTTCCCTTTGTCATTAGTTCGCCATCCTCAACGTAGTAAAATTGAAAAATACTCTGCATTCTATCCCCTTCCTTCCTCTTCAAGATAAGAGCTTTCTCTTCAGCCACGCCCATCACGCTCCTTTATTATTTTATCTAACTTAACCTGTCGCTGTAAAATTCTCCTTGCAATCTGCTTTGCGAGTAAAGTATCTATGCCCCAAATCGTTATAGAGCATACATGCGTATCAAACTCATTGATAGAAATATTGACCCTCGCTAAGATAAACTCTTCACTTGTTCTTAATAAATACATCAAATCTGCCTCGTTGCTATCTCTATTGTCATATAACTTCTTTTCAAATACTATCTCAAACTCATTAATACCTTTCTCTACAAGATATTCTTTCAAATGCTTATAAGGGGTTTTTTCAGCAGCTCCTATCCTCCAACCTGTCCTTACTTTCATACCTTATCACCTTCCTTTTTATCTTTTTCTAGACCTAAAACGAAAGCCCGGATTTCTCTAAGCGACATAAAAATAGTATTACTTTCTCCGTTCGTTAAAATATAAAAATAGCGCCCCTTCTTATCTTTTATCCGCTTAAGCTCGAAACCTTTTGCTTCGAGCTCTTCTTTTAAGAGTTTAAACGTCCTTCCTCTTTTCATGCCCTCACCTCCTCCGAGGCCCATGGAGGAGTAAGCCACCTCTCCTTATCTTTTTCAAATTGGGCTTTCGCCCACTCGACGAAGTCCGGCGGGAGGTTATATATATATGAGTTGGGCCCTACCTTGATTAAAACATCATCCTTTTTTAGCCCTTTTTCAGCGAGATACCACTTGACTTTACTTGCCACTCTGTAACTATTTATATTATAGCCCTCCTTTTTCAGGAGAGCGGTTACCTGAGCAATAGTAAGCGGCTTAAAGCCGAGCTTTTTCGCCCTCCTCGGGTCTGATATATATTTTAGATATGATTGATAGTATTCTAATGCTCTCTTATAATATGCTTTTACGATATAGTGAGCAATGCCTTTCCTGTCCAGCCACTCTTCAAGCTCTCTTATATTTATTTCATGCAAATCTCCGAGCTCTTCCTCAATTATTTTAAGCTTATTGATTATTGCAGTTGTATATCCTGCTGGCTTCTTTCGTATGCTTTGCATGTAAAGAGAAAACGAAAAGAGTTCGCCGTTATTCATGCTATCACTCTCCTAATAGATATAAAAATAAATTTAGCCTCTTTTCGTCTATCCCTCGTCCTTCAGTAATATCCTTTAAAAATTCTCTGAATTCTTCGAATATTCTTGTTAGTTCTTTATCAAGCTCGTTAGCAGCATTCTGTATATGCTGTGCATCGCTAAAAGTATCACTAAAACTGTCGCTTTCAGCTTCTATTTCCTCTGCTGTCTTATAAATCTCTGCTATTTTATTAAAAAACCAACTTTGCTTTTTTACTTTAGTTTTAGCGATACTTATATCTTTTAAGTTAAAATTCTGCAAGAGTACTAAAAGCTTATCCTGTAGTTCTCCTATTGCCATAGAGCCGTCGAGGTGGATTTTTACCTCGACCTCGCCATTCTCTATTAGTTCCCTTGTTACTGTTTCTATAAATTCTTTACCGTTCATTCTTCCACCTCCTCAAAATCTACCCCGAGAAACTCATAGCCTTCTGCCACGTATGCTTTAAGCTCCTCTCTCCACTGTTTTCTTAAGCTTTCTTTATCTGCTGCTTTTATTTCTACCACGAACTTTTCGCCTTCAAACCCATCCCAAAACTTTAATTTTGCCTTCCACATTTTTCCCGACCTCCATATATATTCTTCATTTAATAATTTAGCACTCATACTATATAAACTTTTCTATTCTTCCCAAGCTTATTATAGAGCAGAGTATTAATAATACTAAGCCGAGTTATTATTAACTCATTAGGTAAGCCTAATTTTGCAAAAATTTTGTAGTTTTTTCTCTGCAGAGAGCATATCTCAAAAAAGTTAATAATTCAGTTAATAATAGATTTTGATTATTAACTGCTTATTTTATTATCATTATGATAATATATAATAAAGATAATAGTCATAAATTCAATTAATAATTGAGTTAATAATTAAAAAGACAGAAGTTATTATTAACGAGGCAGTTAATAATTAAATTAATAATTAATTAATCTTATCTTATCTATCTTATCTATCTCTATTATCTAATAAGCTATTAGCTATAAGCTATATATTAGCAGCTAATTAATAATTAATTTAATAATTAATTAATAGATATATTATATATAAGATATAGATAGAAGCTAAGCTGAAAAGTCGATATTAAATAGATAGTTAATAATTAATATACAACATAATTGTTGTACAACAAATTTGTTATATTTTTGGTTATTTCAAGGGAGATATTATAAGAACGAGTTAATAATTAATTTAATAATTAATTAAGATTAAGAAGAGCGTATGAGTTTAAACACTCCTCGCCTCAGCACATCATCTTTGTGATGTTGATAAATCAGGTTCTCGGATGCTTTACGTATTATAAGCTTATCTGTCTCCTCGATTATCTCCCACTCCTTAACTGCTCCTCGGATTATTTCCTCATCGATTAGCCCGTCCTGCTGCTCAAGGAACTCCCTCATCCCGATGGCGATGATATTTTTACTTATTAAATATTCCTCGATTAGCCCGGGCCACTCCTTGCTGGTGAGCTTGGCATTAATAAGTTTCTCCCTTATCGCCAGCTCCCGCTCTTTTTTCTCGATGTGCTCTTTTAGTGCTTTCAGCTTCGCCTCCTTTTCTTTTAATAATGCCTCCCACTCTTTTAGCTCCTGCTCTTTCTGCTTTAATCTAACTTCTAAGATTCTTATTGTCCGCTCCTTCTTTTTGATACTGCCGTCTTTGCTTTTATATTTCGCTATATCATCGCTCATAGAGTTAAGGAGCAACGTCATCGAGTCGAGCGTTTTCTTATATGCTTTCGCTTCCCGCTTTACCGCCCGTGCCGCAAGTTCATTCTCTTTCGCTTGTATGAGGAGAGTAGAGAGCTCTTTTTTATATTCTGCAAGAAGAGCTTTATTATCAATATTATTATTAGAAAGATAATCTTCCACTGCTTCAGTAACGAGCTGGCTAATGCTTTTCCCTGTCTTTATTGCCATTTCTTTTAACTTTCTCTTTAGCTTTCTTTTTGTATTTATGCTCATTATAGTCATATCTTCCATCTCGACCACCTTTTTTATTTTAAAAGAATAAAAAGATTAATACTCGGAAGGAAGCATTAATACTTTATCGACTAAGTAAAGCTTTTGGTATTCGAGTGGAAAGTCTGTAAAAGGTATTTCCTGCCGGACTATCTCTGGTTCGCCTGCATCTTCTTTCATTGTTAGAATAGCTGTCCTATCTTCGTTTACCTTAAGCTCCCAGAGCTGGAAGGAGCAGTTTCTTACTTTTTCTTCGATTTGCCATGAAGCTATAGCATCAATGAGCCAGTAAGCTCCCGCCTTATCGGCGAGAAACTTAACTCCGTCTGTAAAGATTATTCCTAACGGATGGCGATAATAATTTATTGTCCCTCCAAACTGTTCGAGCTTTTTAAGCTCCATTCCTATCACCTTCTAATAAGCCTATAGCTTGACTGCTAATAACAAATGCTTTCCTCTGTCTAACCATTTCCTTTGCTTCTTCCTTACTTAGCTGAGCTGTAATCATTACTCCATTTTTCCACAGTTGGACTGTTTCCATTCTAATATGCTCGGGATTCATATCTAATTTTCTCTTCATTTCTATCACCTCAAAGAATTTAAAGAGAGGCTAAAGCCTCCTCAAGTTTTTTAAGCTTTTTAACAGCTTCCTCATAGTTTTTATTTGCTTCTTCAAGTGCTTTAATGAGTTCATTAATTATCCGTGGGAAGTCTTTAGCAATATTGCGTAGCACCCAGACTGGAATATCTTTAAGCTTTTCTTTATCCCTAAGCCAGATATATGTTGCGTCCTCGTGCATTTCATAGTCATACTTTATTTCAACGTATATTCCTTCCTCGTCGATATAAAGATAATAGTATGTATCTCTTGTTATGCTCTCAATAGCTCCGACTTTATATCTAAATCTAAAGCGTTCTAAGCTTTCAGGTAAAACTTTTTCTTCAAATTCTCCGAATATTTTTGCAATCCCATATCTTATCCAGCTCTGCTTTTCTGCCAGTTCCTCCATTTCTTTCCTAACAATTTCCAACTTTCCAACTTCCATCTTTTACACCTCCATCTTTTTGCCCTCTCATCGCCGGGCCAGCTCAATTCTTTTAGAGTCTTATTGGAAAGAGGGAAAAAATTAAATAGGGATAACCTCAAATTTCTTCTCCTTTATAGATAATAAATCCATATCCTTCAATTGTATTTCTACCATTGTATGCAATTGCGCCATCAACGTAAAGCTTTACCATGCTCCCGTAGTGGTAATAAAGATATACGCTATACGTTAGTGCTATTTTAACACTTTGTAGTTGCTTATGCTTATTATGTCTATTTATAAGCTCACTCGCAAGCTTCTGCAACGCTTTATCAAAATCTTGTTCTTGCGTGTATTTAAGTATGTTCTGCTTTACTTTTTTTGCTACAATCTTATGCTCCTCTTTTAAAAGCTCAAAATTTTCCTTCCATGCGGCTGCTAAGTCTTGAGGGGTTATATTTCCCTCGATTTTCACATGCTCAAACCATTCAGCCATCTTAACCACCTCTTTAATTTTTTTATTATATATTTAGCACTCATCCTATATAAACTTTTCTATTGTTGGCTTTAAAAAAGAGAGGATTAGACGCCTCTGCAGATATGCCGGTAATCGCACATCGTGCAAGTAAAGTCGAATTTAGCGGGTGGCTCTTTCCCCTCGAGCATGGCTTTCCTCTGCCAGATTGTTTCCGCTATTGCATTTTCAAGAAGGATAATATCACCGTCCCTTATCCTCATAATCTCGGGTCTATCTCCACCTAAAAAGACGAGCTCCATTTTTAATTTTTTATTCCCATATAGCTTTTTATAAGCGAGCAGCTGAATTATATACTCTTTTCGTGGATAGCGAGGCTTTTTCCCGCTCTTAAAATCAATTATTACGTTATCCGTTATTAAGTCGGGCCTGCCATGGAGGGTAAATCCTTCCTCTAAGTCCATAGTCATTTTTTCCTCTACCAGCCGAACCTGTTCGGGGCGGACAGTCCACCCAGCTATGAACTGTAAAAAGTTATCCCACATTCGTTTTAAATCGTTTACTAAGGAAGGGAGAGCATACTCAGGAATATTATTCTCCCTTAACTCAGCCCCGATGTCCCAATCCTTTTTAGGCTTTTCTCCCTGCATAAGGGCTTTTATATACTGCTCTATTCTCGAATGAAGTAAAATCCCTCGTAAAGGATAGATATGTTTAGGAGCAGGCTCTATTCCTTGAGCCCGGAACCAAAGCGGCTTTTGGCAGCGGCCCAGCTCGGTTACGCTTATATTATAAAATAAAGAATAGTCGGTTGTTATTTGAGTAATATCCTCAGATTTTTTTAGCGGTTGTTCTTTAAAAGATAAAGAAGTAATAGAGCACATTACTTATGCCTCCTTGAGCTTTACTTTTACCCTTTTTCCATCCATCATAAGCTTTTTTATGCGGTTATAATGCTCGTAAGCTTCTTCTATATAATCAAAAGCTTCAATGTAGTTAAACTTCGCCTGCTGCTCGAATGCTTTTTTTAACTTCAGCCCGAGCTGGTGAAATTCCTCCCAAAATTCTCTATCAAGGGCGATATATTCTTTTTCCTCTTTCATTAAATCATCTCCTCAACAATGCTTAAATAAAGCCTATATGCCGAGTTCGGTATCTTTTTCCCGTATTCTTCCTGAACTTCTTTCGCTATCTCCCGCATAGCGATTTTTGGGTTAATAAAGTCTTCTTTTGAGAGCTTAAGCTTTACTTTATGTATTGCTTCAAGGACTTCCTCTTTTGTAGCCATATTTTTATCTTTACCTTTCTTCTGCTTCTTTTTCTCTTTTTTCCTCGCTTGCTCATAGAAAAACTGCTCATGGGTCGGATAATTAAAGTGTATCGGCTTAATTTTGCCTCTGAGTAATATTTCTCCATCTTCGCCAATCGCCTTAACTACAAAGCCTTCATAGTCCCTAATCCACGCCAGCCATGATAAATATTTCATTGTCTCTTTTCCTGTCTCATTTTCAAAATACCAAGGCGAAAGCTTTTCTTGTATTTCTCCTCCTACGCTATATAAATAATCATGTATAATATACGGGTAAAAGTTCTTAGTATCATTATCCCATTCCTCATAAAAGATTATATTACTCGCCTGAGTTACTGGCGTATAAGGAGCTTTTAGCTTTCCGCTTATAAGTTCTCCGACTATATAAGAGCCGTCCTCCCAATTTTCGTAAAAGAACTGTATCTGTGGTATAAGGTAAGGATTATTTTCTAATGCTTCTTTAAAGAGCTTAAAAAATCTTTCCTCTGCATTCCTGTTACGTGTTAAAACGTAAATCTTATTCTTCCAGATAACGAGCCTTAAATTTGTGCCGTCGTATTTTTTTTCAACGATTACATAGTTTACTCTATCTTTTATTTTCTGGAACTTCTGCAAAAACTGGGCGTAGTTATCTATCTTCGGAAAAGGCTTAATTCCGGGCGGAATATACTCATTTGAAAATATAATCCCTTCCTTTTCAAACTCCACCTTAATCACCCTGCCATATAACTTTCTATTTTTACCTCCTCAAAAGCCTCTTTCCACCTTTTCCACTCCTCATAAAGTCTCCGTGCCTGCCTTGCATCTTTACGAGCATGCTTAGAACGAGCATGGACTATAGACAGTCCGCTTAATATTCGCTTGATATAGCTCTTTTTGTATCCTTTCGACCATAGGTAGTTAATGAATTCCTGCTTTTCGCTTGGAGAAAGAGAAATAGGAGGAAATACATCCATCATTATTCCTCCTCGTCTGGGTCAACAAGCACATAGTATTTTAACCCTTTCTCATTCCTCCTCTTTATGACTTTAGCCGTTACTGGCTCTCCTTCAAAAGCATTCTTATCTTTAAGTATCCTTACTTGATCCATAATTACACTGCTCGATGTGTTCCAGCAGTAGGGCTTTTTCTCCGTGTCGTCCGCAAAGTGGAAATATATGCTCACATAGGGCCCTTCCACGCCTTTTCTAAAATGGGCATCCTCGATAAGGATAACCTCACCGAGGACGGCCCCGCTCTTAACTATTTCCCTATTATCTAAGGGTTTTTCCAGATAGTCGCTTATCTTCTTCACGAGGTATCACCTCGAAATTTATATATTACTTTATCATATTTAACGATTTCTCTTATAAGAAGAGATACCGTTATAAGGTGGTTTTTATATTAGCATTTACTGGTGATGGATATTAAGCCAAGCCAGCAGCAAATAATTTATATTTTAAATAAAAAGAGTGGTAAAGCACAAAAGAAGGAGCTTCAAGAAGAGGTTGGCTTTAAACCAAACGCATTTAGGGCGAGGATTTCAGAATTAAGGCGGATGGGCTTAATCGAGTGGGATAATAATTATATTTGGCTAACGGAGAAAGGAAAGGACTTCGTAAAAGAAAGTGCAAAAGTTACGGAAGCAGTAACTATTACAAATAAAAATACGAATAAATTGAGCTCTCTTCTTCATGAAGAGCGGGAAGAAGACGACGATAAGATAAAAGCGACAATAGTAATATCAGACCTTCACCTCGGCGATGAAAACGTTATGCTCGAAACTTATAAGTCTGCAGTTAATAACTTAATTAATAAGCTAAAAGAGATAGCAAAAGAAGAAAAGATAAGCAAGATAGACGTTATTTTAAACGGCGATATTGTAGCTGGGCGTGGTATCTTCCGAGGACAGGAAGCACAAAATATTTTTAACAAGGGCAATATTCAGGTATTATATGCCTCCGCTTATATCCTTGACCTGCATAGAGAGCTAAGCCAAATCGCCCCGGTTCAATACTTCGTGATAAAAGGTAACCATGATACACATAGAGGAGATAATTACGCATGGGAATTAGCCGATAAGCTCCGCTCTTTCGGATTAAACGCTTACTATGCAGGGCATCAGCGTATAACTAACTTAGGTAATAAAGAAAAGCAGCATTGGGCCCTAATCGAACACGGCTATGGGGGAAGCGATTACTATCCTATCAGCTATGACTTTTTACGCAATACGTGGAAAAAGCTTAACTGGCTTAATAGGAAACAGATAGAACAAGGGCGAAAAGAGATAGAGCGGGTTATAGTCGGGCACTCTCACTGGCTCGTAACTAATATACGTCAAGACCCTTACTGGGCGATAGATGTTAGCGGAGGCTTCCAGAGAAACGAAAGAATAGAGTTAGGTAAAAATCAAAGACCAGCGGGCTTTATCCTCTATGTATTTGACCCAGACAGGGATGGCTTAACAGTCTATGACTGGAAAGATGGGCTAAGGCTATATGAAATCGTCCCCGACGAGGAAATAATGTTAAAAGAGCTATTTGACCCAGCTCTTGAGCTAAAGAATCGGATGGACGCCCCACGCAAGTTAATAGAGTTATACGATTATTTAAAGAAGGAGGGATTAATTAAGAAGGAGGGATAAAGATGTATGTATATGGGATAAAAAAGAGAAGAGATAATATTTTAACGTGGTTTATTATAGTAGTAATTATAGCAGTGATAATATTAGTCCCAGCACTCCCGGGAGTGGGTATCTGGTTATGGCTCGACCCAGCAACTTTCTGGCAAAAGCTCCTATTATTCGCCTTTATCGCAGGGATTATTTATCCAGCTCTTTTCGTTATTGAGTTTATAATCCTTAAATTAATATGTGATTAAATAAGCCTTGCTTAAATAAGAAAGAGGAGGGAGAATAAATGAAGCAAGATATAAAGAATAAAAGTAAAGTGGAGGCGGAAGCCCTTAACTGGGACGATACCCCTATAGCATATATATATAATAATAATGAATTATTAGCCATATACCGCGAGCCCGCAATAATAACCGACCACGGCACGATAAGAGCAGGGATTTTTGTCTTCTATACGGAGAGCGGCGAACATTACGCAAGGGCAGAGCTCGAGCTTGAAGATGTGGCTTATTTAATAAGGCGGTTAGAAGCAGCGATTAACTTTATTGAAGCACGTTATGAAGTAAGCGAGGATATAGAGGTATATAAGCGTAAGGAAGGAGATACCACACTGAGCATATTTATAACAAAAGATAGACAAATAACTTTCTTTATCAGAAATGGCGAACTATGGGCAAGAGCGGCAATAAATATTATCCAAGCAGTCTATTTGCTAAAAGTCCTTAATATCGAGTTTTCAAATGCATATCACGACGTCCACAGCCTAAGGACAGATATAATAAGAGAAATACAGAGAGGAGTTACACACGACTTAAAGAAGAAATACGACTGGGACGGGATGATGTATGGTTAAGTGTCCGCTCTGCGGCTCTTCTTTTATTCTTTACGACTCGGAACGGGGAGAATATTACTGTGGTAAATGTGGCTATGTAATCGAGCAGGAGCAGGTTATAAATAAGAGAGTATTAAAGCAGGCGAAAAGAGATATAAAGAACGCAAAGTTTGAATGGACAAGTGCAAAAGATGATAATTATAATTACGCTATTGCTGAAATAAGAAGAATAGCCGCTAATTTAAATTTGCCCTCTTATATGGTAAAGGAAGCGGAAAGAAAA